GTATCAACAAACAGGCATTGATCTGGGAGCTTATGTTGATGCTCTCGGTAAATCTGTTTTGAGAATACACAATATTGCAGTGACCTTTTCTGATAGTACGGGAAGATCACTTGAAGTTACTAGTTCTGGTTCAGCACCATTTAACGGAGCTGCGGCACAATTTCAATTATTAACGCAGTCTCAAGCCGATATAGTCCTGCCTAGCGATAGATCAATCATCTCCTCTGGCCGCGTAATTGCTCAAGGTAATGGCGGAATTGCTGGTTACGTCTCAGACCACTTTGACAACTTGCCACAAATGTGGGAGAATGGTTACCTTGTAGCGGTAGATCAGATTTTCCTAGGCGGGGCAGCATCAACATCTTTTGACGGAAATGTATATTGCTCCATAGTAATGGAATGCACAGTTGAAACAATGACACAAGCAGCAGCTATGGCACTTGCACTATCTCAACAGTAAGGTGATCCACTTTGGCACTATCTGCGAGAGAGAGAGCGTTAATTGACGCGATTGTTGAAAGTCAATTGCGACTAGAACAATTAGTAGCTAGTCAGATTAACCCTGCTGCCGGACTTGGTGTTAGGTTAATGCGCGCTGATCCTTTGGATTCTCCTTTGGTAATCTCTGCTGATGAACATAGAAGAATATCTCGGAGATCTGGAGCTGCTGGAAAAAGAGCAGGAACTAAAGCTAGAAGAAAAGTATCTGGATATCAAAAGGAATTTGGAAAGCAATTGAAGAAACTAAAGAAAAAGCATCCTAGAACAAATATTTCTACATTAATGAAAAGAGCTCATAAAGCAACAAGGAAAGTGAGAAAATGAAAAAGACAGGGAAAACATTGACATTATCTGGGCAAATGGACAAAAGACCGTTTATTTATAGATTAGATAGATTCCCAAAGACAATCTTAGAGTATTCAAATGTGTTAGATCTAAAGAAAGCATGGAAAGTTAAGGACTTTAGATGCTGGATTCAAGAAACAGGTGTAGAAATGGGAACAGTTACAGACAATGCTACCTTTGGAATTGATGTACAATTATCAACTGATGATATACCAAATAATCCAGATTGGAATAATGCAGAGGAAAATAGAGCGATCGGTTGGGGTACTTTGTCATATGCTCTATCTGATACCTTTGCAGGTAAAGCTCAAAACTTTACTGGCGTTCAAAGAATGTTATTAAATTCTGAATATTGGATGCACCCAGAACATTTAGTTCAAAATAAATTGACGATCTCGGCTCAAGGCACAGGTGGAAATGCTGTGATTGAAGCATTAGAAGGTTACACTTTGAATTATATTGTCTATTTAGAAGAATATGACATAACACCAGATGAATCGATCATCTTTAACATTAAAGGAAAAGCACAGAATGTATCTGGTTAATTTTGGTTATCCCAATATTGGTAATATATTGTTCCATGTAGAGCTTCATTTAGTTGCTTACATAGTGGGTGTTGAGGGTCTTTTAGATGCAAAGCGATCATAGCATTCGATATTAGGCGCTGATGATAGCCCTTAGCAACTTGTAACGCTTTGATGTGTTCGTGATTTGAATTTTCTTTGACAATTAATTCACTTAATCTAGCTGATTTCTTTTGCTTTTCCCAATTGTTATAGATCTCTGCTGCTTCTTCACTCAATGTAGCTGATATTAATTGTTTCATTTCGCCAACAACTCCTCAAAATGTCTCATTGTTTGTTTAATAATTCTAATTTTTTCGTAAAGTTGATCCAATTTATCAATCGTTTCCTCTGCTCCTTTTCTAACACTTTCTCTTTCATCGTTGATCCAATCCTCTTCATTCTCGCGGAATGCTTCAATTCCGCCTAATATCATATCCCATTCATCGCTTTTCAGGCCAATCATATATCGCGGAAGTGGCTTCACAATATAATATATTGCCTTTTTTGACACATCTAGCGGATCATTTATAGAATATATTGCCCCTTGTCCGGACTGGTGCGGTGTAGACCCCTAGCCGCAGGGTTGGGCTAGGCAAGTCCGATTCCTAGGGAGATCTACCGCTTCGCGGAAAGGATTGAGGTACTTTTTCCGGATTCTATAAATACCGCACCGGATTCCGGTAATCCTATGGCTAGAAGTGATTCTTTCTTTATTCGCGCAACTCTAAACTGTGATAACAACAATGCGTATCAACAAACAGGCATTGATCTGGGAGCTTATGTTGATGCTCTCGGTAAATCTGTTTTGAGAATACACAATATTGCAGTGACCTTTTCTGATAGTACGGGAAGATCACTTGAAGTTACTAG